TTTTGAAATACGTCCATACAAATTCTAAATTGAGGTGATTGTGCTACCACTTCACTTTTAGATTTGTATAAGGGATCTCCTGTCTGTATTTTCTTTAGTTTAGTATCTATAAATTGTTTCTGACAATGCTCAACTTCATTTTTGGATAAAACATTACAATTGTATAGCATTTATGACTCTCCCGATTCTTGTTCTATAAAGAAACTTCCATCAAAGTCATCATAAATGTCTTCGATTGCGAAAGTTCTAACTACCTCTAAAAGTTCTTTTCTGATTCTCACTTTGGTGGCATTGCGTTGCTTCGCCATAATTAGATGAGCGATCAGTTTATCATTAAAGAAGTCAGATGATGCATCATCATCGTACTTTGTCCACTGATCAAGATCATTTTCATCCATATATGCAGGAGCATCAGTAACCCCATCTTCTAATTTACCATCAGGATATAACTTTCTATAGTTTTTAGGATCCAGTGGATATGTCATACTATACAATGCTTTAGCAAATGCTAAAGGACCATCATAAATTGCTGGATCAGGAACAGCGATAGTTCTGATCTTTTGTCTCCATGCAATCCACATTGCTTTCTCACCTTCATAAGAATCTTCAACATCTGGAAGAACTCTCCAATCAGTAGAGTTAAGCAAAAGACTTCTTTCTCTAATTCTCTTAAGATACTTAGACTCGAAAAAGTTAACTTCCTTAAGTCTCGCTTGTAGTTTTACGATACCTCTCTCAACCTTTACTTTCTGCTGAATAGCAAATACTGCTTCAATAGAAAGTGCTAGTTGCTGTGCCTGCTCGGTGGTTGCACCTTTGAATTGATAGTCAGTCCAATAAGTATGCTCAGTTTTGAAGTCGTATTTCTGTCTTCTACGTTGACAGATATAAGTTCCGTCATTGTAATACGCAAAAGCTTCTAGTTTATCAATATCAGTATTCCAAAATTCTCCTGCTTTTGTCAAAAATTCTTGCTTAAGTTCGGCATCAATTTCAAGCTGAACAAACTTATCAGCCAAAGCATTTTCATCGCCATAATCAAATTCTGGATGCCCACCAAGATTTTTCGACCTAGGTAAAGCCACTGTATCATTAAGCAAATCCAATTGGATCAGCGGATATCTTTGGATGGGGGTAGATGTCATTTCTTAACTCTTGATGTACCAACCTGTCAATATATATTTAGCAGGTCCGTTTAGTACCATGTTGCCTCTATGGACATGTGTCATTCCTGCAGGAAAAATAACAACAGTTCCTTTTGATGGATGAATTCTTCTGCGTTGATACATGAATTCAGTTTCACCACCATCTTCGGGTGCAATGTCATTTAAATATACCATCCATGTAAGTTCTCTTGCTGCATGTGTTCCAGCAGAGTTTTCATAGTGCCATAAATGATAACCACCCTCTGGTTCTGTCTTCTGCATTTTAATATCAGAAGAGAACATAGATACCTGTCTAAGTTGCCCAAATTCTGAAATGTAATGCAGCATACAAGATTTCAGAAATTGATTTACCTGATATGTAATATTATCATTACAATAGTTTAGCATAATAGATATATCTTTTCGGTTCAAATTAGAACCATATTGAATTTCTCCAGGAGAAATTGTTTTATGAAATCTATCTTGTGCCTGATCACCATACGTAGTACCAAATGGTTCTAAATCTTCACCAAAAATTGTGTATTGATCTTCGTTATCATATTGACATGTTTTTTTAGTATATAAGAACTCAAACCAATCTATAAGTTGGTCACAAAATGCAGCGGGGACAAAATTGTTCCATACCCCAATAAAATCCTGACAATCAAAGTCAGTGATTTTGTCGTCAAGCATCAATTCAAGTGGTCTATACGGAGTAATTTTTTCAGTCATTAATAATCAATATGCCTTTATTATATATTTAACTTTGTAGAAGGGTGTTGGCACCGCAACATTATTCTGTGGATCCATCGCTACACTTGGAATTGGTTTGGAAGCATTGTTCCAACTGAAAGCACCTTCATTCAATTCAAGAGCAACGGGTTCTTTACCAGGGAATGCCTGTTGGAAGAAAGTTAGGGTAACTTTGTTACCGAACAATGTAGCAAAACCTGGGTTTGATGAGAAATCACCAGCACCAATTTGGTTACCGAAACTATAGTCAGTTTGTGGATCTAGTGGATTAGTTTCTGAAAGTTTATGTGAGTGTGATGTTCCATTACCATATATGCTAACATACCTGTCAATTTTTGCAAAATCTTCTGTAGTATCAATTACACCTGCATCATTGGCAGCAGAAGGGAAACTACTAGCACCACTTACACCATTATAGTATGCTGATGTTGGTGATAAAGAGTTGATTGGAGACATCGAAGATCCCCAATAGTTACCGAAAGTGGCAGATGTTTCTCCACCATTAGCACCAAGAGGAAGAATATCTCTAAGTTCTCCTCCATCTGTATTCTGAATTTCACCCTCAAATTCAGATGCTTTTGTTGCTGAACCAGGATTAAAACCATACTGAGTCCACCAATCATATACTGCATCAGAATCTGGTTCGTCTTCACCCTGAGGAGATTCTCCACCACCCGCTTGATCTGTTCTATAGTATGCATATTGTCCCCATGGAATTAGAGGATCACCAGATGGACTTTCAGTTTGTGCTGTAGGAACTAAATGTTCATGCTGTGGAACTGTTGGGGTTGCTTCACTAACAACACCAATATCTGCTTGGGCAGTTCCCGTAACAGTCCAAGGTATATCTGCTTCAAGATCTGAAAGTCCAAATGTCTTAACTGTTCCAAGGTTGAAGAATAATGATGAAGTTCCTGTATTACCAGTTCCGATAACTTGTTCTAGTGGGTCTGGACCAGATGCATCAGTTTGTGCCATGTACCACCATCCACCATAAGATCCAGGAATGGTAAAGTCACCACTACCAGGATTTCCTAATGGAGAATATGTACACTCAACAGCAACAGATGCGCCTCTGTTACCATCAACTGCTGAATCACCAACTAGTCTTCTATTTCTATAGTCAGGAACTCTAAAAGTAGTTGTTCCATTTCCACCATAATGATTGCCAAGTGCTTCAAACAAGAATGGATATTCGGAGATATTATATTGCGATCCATCACATGGGACAAATCCAGGAAATCTTTCTTCAATGTTTCCATATGTACCATCAAATTCTTTAGATACAGGAACAACTGTACCGATAGAATACCCATCTTGTTTTGGTGCTCTATAGTAAGATAGCGCATTAGCAGCGGGAGATCCTGCTGCTTCCCATCCTTCTTGATCAAAGAATTCATTCTTATTAGAATACCAACATCCTTGGAATGCTGGTGGAATAGGTTTAACAAGATAATTTGTTTGAGTTACAGTGTATGCTAAAGACGTACCAAAAGAATATGTAATTGTTGATGTGGCACCAAGTCCTTGAACTGGATCTACATTGGCATCTCCAGGTTGGAGAACTTTAAATCTAACAAGAATTACATTGCCAGTATTATTAGGTTGAATAGTAACTGGTGCTGCAACATATGGACCAGCATCTATAGAAACAAATACAGTTGGGGTTCCACCTAAACTATCTACAGCAGTTACATTTGCCTGAATTGGTTCATTGAAATCAGTAAGACCAACAGGTCCAACAATAACATTACCACCAGGAGTCCAACCACTAGTATTAGATAGTGGCGTGAATGCTGGTAAATTATCAGGACCAGTCCAATTAGCAATCTGCCAAGTGATACTAGATCTATCACCTACACTAATTGCTAGAGAAGCAACACCTGGGTTAGGTGCTTGGGTATTATCTAATAGATCTGGTGTTGTATCAAGAACAACTTGAATTTCGTCATCAAGAAACACAGTTGAACCATTAATTGCTGATGGTGAACCACCATTAATACTCAATCTAGGATTACCAACTCCTGATGCTGGTTGTTCGGCAGTTAAAATAACATCTAATGGAATTCCAGGTGTTACTCCACTAATAGTCTGTACATTTGATGCAACATTAACTGTTCCAGGAATCTGATTAATTAAGTTGGTGAATGAAATTACATTAGGAAGAGTATCTACACCTGCACCCGAAATAACTTTCCATGTTGCTGCAGTAGGAAGAGAACCAATGCTAACACCAACTGTTAATGTTGATCCAATAACGTTTGATGCAACGCCTCTTAACTGAATGTATTGATTATTAGAAACTACTTGATTGGTATTCCATCCACTACCATTGTTAAGAACTGAGTATTCAATATTACCTTCAATAATATTAGAAACTTGGGTATTATTATTGGAAATAAACGCCTCTGCTTGAGCACCACTAACAGAAACATTAGCATCTGTATTCAATCCAGATATCTGTACGATATTACTATATGCTAAAGCACCTAACTCTAGAGGCTCTGTATCATTAAAAATAGGTAAAGGATTTGGAATATTTGCAGGAGGTGCTCCAGTAGTAACTCTCCAAGTAGCAGATCCAAATCCTACATTAACAGTAACTGTCTTCTCATCAACAGCAGCAGTTGATGATTTTACATAAATTTGAATTTCATCGCCATTCTTAACTGTAATTTGTGGTGGTGATACTTGTGTGTAATAGGTCCCATCAGTAAATGCTGGCCATGGTCTATTAGCAGGCATATCGCCTGCAGGGTTTGCTTCACGAATACGCCATCCATAGTCAGTTAGATCAATTACATTAGAAGATACTGAGAAATTTGCATCCGAACCAATTGATAATCCACTAATTTTAACAACTCCTTCACCAGATCTAGTTGCAGGACCTGGTGATCCACCACCAACAGGAATACCAGTATCAGGACCAGTTGTATTAGGTGAACTAGTTTGGGCGTATGTAAAATATAAATCAGTAACTGCAGAATCTACCGCCTGGAAAGAGAATCCATCTGGAGCAAGATCTTCCTCAGCTGTCTTAATGACCCATAAAGTTTGATATTCACCAACTACAACTGTAACGACAGTAGTTTCGTTAAAGTCACTAGGAGCAATATATCTAAACTGAATGCTCTGCCCCTCATCCACATACAGAGGAGTACTTGAAAAATTATAGACTGGCATCTGAGGTAGTCAGTGGTTCCTTTGTTAGTATTTAGTTTACTCTGGGGGAGTATTAGTAGAAGGCTTTAATTCTCTCAAATCGTACCAATTAGTATCAAAATCAGGATCATCATCGTCAAATCTAACTTGAATTGGTTCGTCTGCTCTAATTTCTACAGATATATCTACATTATTAACAATAATTGGATCGCTAATTGCTATGTCAACTGGTGGAGACGAAACTGGATCAGTTTCTGGGAACACATTATCTGTCTCAGGTAGAGTAAATGCTGATG